ATAAAACATTTAGGCAAGAAGCTGCAAGAAGGATGGGTATTTGTTGATTTAGCTGAAGTTCCTGAAATGAGTGCAACCTCTTTCGTGAGAGAGGATGGTAGATATGCAGGTGTTGTCTGTCGTGCTGATGTGGGATTAGCAAAAATCCCAACCCATATCTATGAAGCAAGAGGTAAGTTTTACAGAGATAAAAGTAAAGCCATGAATGAAGCTATAGAAGCTCAACTTCAAGGTGGAAGAAAAATTTCTGGAATGCCTATCTCTAATAATAGTAAATCAAAAGTAGTAACAGGAAGACAGCCTAATTTTCAGGACTAATCTTTTTATTACGAAACAAAGGAGAAAGAAAGATGGCAGCAACTAATGCTCCTCGTGGTCTAGTACTTGCGAGAAAAAATGGTGCTGGTTCTAACTCTACTGGAATTACAACTATTAATTGGAATAATGCTCATTTAGCTCCAAGTGCAGGGATACCTAATAATTTATTTACAGGTGATCCATTGTGCTTTCAAACATCTGTAGGTACTATTGTCGCAGCGACAGTAGCTGTAGGTGTTAAGACTATGGGAGTTTTCCAAGGTTGTAGTTACGTTGATGGGACAGGAACCCAACAATTTAGTAGACAATGGACTGGTGGAATAACAGCTACTGATGTAAAACTTCATGTAGCTTCAGATCCTAAACAAACATACTTTATACAGATGGATGCAACAGTAACTTTCGCAGCTACTATTGCAGGTTTCCCTCATAATACTGCGTTTGTAGTAGGAACAGGCTCAACAAGAACAGGTCAAAGTGCTTATATGGCAGATGCAGATGGTCAAACTGTATCCTTTTCAGCTATGAGAGTTATAGATAGAGCACCTTGGGATACTGGTGTAGCAGCTTCTGCTACTGCAACAGATGCATTCCCTTGGTATGAAGTACGTCTAAACAATCATATTGATAACTTTGTAACCACAACATTGCTAATGGCATAAGGAAAGGAATAATTAAATGGCTATCAATAGAGCAAGTATTGCCAAAGAACTACTTCCTGGACTGAATGCAGTTTTTGGAATAGAGTATGGCAGCGTAGACGAAGAACATAAACCATTATACGAAATAGAATCATCAGACAGAGCATTTGAAGAAGAAGTACTCTTCACAGGTTTTGGTGGAGCACCAGTTAAAAACGAAGGTGCTGCAGTTGTTTATGATGATGCATCAGAAAGTTATACCTCAAGGTATACTGCTGAAACTGTTGCATTAGCATTCGCAGTAACTGAAGAAGCTATGGAAGATAATCTATACGACACTTTTGCAAAACTAAGAGCAAAAGGATTAGCAAGAGCTATGGGTAGTACGAAACAGCAAAAAGCTGCTGACTTGTACAACAATGGCTTTGTAACAACTCAAGGTGATGGTGTACCAATGTTTAGTGCAGCACATCCAGTTATAGGTGGTGGTACAGTAACTAATCTTACTACTGCAGCAGCAATAGCTGAAGGTACTATAGAAGCAGCAATCATTCAGATACAAAAAATTACTGATGATCGTGGCATTCTAGTAGGTGCTTCAGGTGTTTCATTGCATATACCTACAGACTTGATGTTTACTGCAGACCAACTATTAAACACACCAGGTGCTACAGCAGGTGGCTTTGCATTAAATGATATTAATGCTATAAGACATTTAGGTGTTATACCTGATGGTTTCTATGTGAACAGGAGATTTACAGATGTAAATGCTTGGTTCATTAAAACAGATGTACCTAATGGTACTAAGATGTTTAATAGAACACCTTTACAAACAAAAATGGAACCAGATTTCGATACTGGCAACTTACGCTTTAAAGCAAGAGAAAGATATTCTTTTGGTATATCTGATTGGCGTAGTTGGTTTGGTAACGCTGGAGCCTAATTACTAAATATATTGAGGAGAGTAGAAATATTCTCCTCTTTATAACATAAGGAAAACACATGTCTACAAATATTACAACAGCCTTCTTAGCAGGAGCAGATGGTTTAATTATAGCAGCAGCTACTGTAACAGCTAATCCAGGTAGTCTTGCATCATCTATGGTAAATCGTATTATAGCTATACATGCTTATTCTACTGTTGCTGGAAACATTGTTATAGGAGATGTAGCAGGAAGTAAAATATCATTTACAGTTCCTGCAAGTGGAACAGCAGATATTTATTTAGGAGAAACAGGTATTAAATGTAATGGTAATGTAAGTATTGCTACTCCTGATGCAGGTAGTGTAACTTTAATATTAGGATAAATAAATGCCTAACTATTCTTATTTAAAAGATGACATTGTAAATACAATAGAGAATGACTCAAATGAGTTTGCTACTCAAATACCTGTCTTTATACAAAAAGCTGAAGATCGTATAATGAAAGAATTAGATGATGTAGCTTTAGATACTTATACTGCTGTTACATTAACAGCAGGAAACCCAGTAGTAAGTTTACCTGATGGTGCTTTAATTGTACGTAATGTAAACTTTACAACAAGTGCTGCTGTTGTTACTCCTTTACTACAAAGAACATATGAGTATGCTATAGACTACTGGAACAAACCTACATCTGTAGGTGTTCCTAGATATTATTCAAGAAAAACAAATACACAAATTTATATAGTACCAACACCTAATGTAACTTCAACAGGTGAAATTCAATATACAAAACAACCATTAGCTTTATCAAGTGCTACAGGAACAAGTGCAACTATCTCTAATTATTTTAGTGAGAATTGTTATAATGCTTTATTTAGTGCATGTATGATAGAAGCTAATTATTTTATAAAAGATTTTCAAATAGTACAAACTTGGGAAGCTACATATAAAAATTCTATAGATGCTTTACGTAATCAAGCTAGACGTACTAGAAGAGATGATATGCAATCTCCAGCAAGTCCTGAAGGTGGACCTACACCAGTTATACAAGGAGCTAACTAATGTCAAGTAAAAAGAAAAAGCGTTCTTTAGTAAGTAAAGCACTTAACAATAGAGCTACGAGACTATTTAATTGGATCGCAATGGGTGACTTAATGGGTTCTCCCCCTGAGTCTATAGAAATGATGGGTAAATTATTAGGAATGCAAGAAGGTGGACAAATAAAAGTAAAAAGAAAAAGTTCTAAGAAGAAACCTAGAGGGTGGGGAGCTGCTCGTTTTGGTAAGTAGATCTAATATTAAACAACAAATAACTAAACCTGGAGATATTAAGATGAGTAAAAAAGCAGCTAAAGAACAAAAAAAAGGTCTTACTAAAAGAATTAAAAAAGGCAAAGCAATGGGAGCATTAAAAAAAGGATTTTTTGATGCATCTAAAGTAATAAAAAAAGGTCTTACTAATCCTCCAAGAATTAAAAAAGGCAAAGCAATGGGAACATTAAAAAAAGAAGAACGTAGTAAAGATATTAATAAGAAAAAAAATGGAGGAGGACTATCTCCTGTTAAAGCAAAAGAATTAAATAATATTATGAATGCTTCACAAGGCATTGCAGAAAATTTACAAAAACAATCTATGGTAAGTAGAAAACGAGGTGGTATCATTAATGGTAATGATCTTGTTTCTTCTTACTATGAATAAGGGGATATACTAATGACTAAAGAATTTATTACTGGAGGACAAGCTAGAGAAGAATCTAGTTTAGCAACTAGAGATTCTAGTGTAACAAGTGCTAAACCTACAGGACAAGGTTTTGGTGCAGCTCGTAAAGGACCTGCAGTTAAAGGACCTATAGATGCTGTTTCTGATGCAGACTATCCTCAAGGAGAATTATTTGATATAGGTGGTATTAAAACTTCTCCAGTTATAGGAGTAAAATAATGAGACTTTTAGCAGCAGGAGCAGAACTAGGAATAAAAAATTTTCCTAAAATAAAAGAAATTATTAAAGGTTTACGTTCTAATAAAAAAATAATTAAAAAAACTGAAGGGGAGATAAAAAAATTAATTAAAGCAAATACAAAAAAGAAAAAGTTTGCTGGTTTTAGTGATCCTAAAAAATTAAATAGTGCTAAAAAGAAACTAACAGAACTACAAGCTGCAGATAAGAAAAGAATTGCAACATTAAGAAAAGGTGGATATGCAGTAGCAGGTGTGACTACAGCAGGTATTGCATTAGATGCTCTTCTAGATAAAATATTAAAAGATAAAGGAACTGCTTCACCTGTTAAAAAAGATAAAAAAATTGCTTCACCTATTAAAAAAGATAAAGAAACTGTTTCGCCTGATAAAACTAAATCTTCATCATTAACAATTAAAAAAGGTGATACTCTTTCTCAAATAGCTAGAGCTAATGGTACAACATTAAAAGCTTTAAAAGAAGCTAACCCTCAAATTAAAGATTTAAATAAAATAAGTATAGGTCAAAAGATTAACTTATCAGCTAAAGTTGAAGATAGAAAATCTGTATACCAAGGTATGTCTAAATCTGAAATGGCTAGTATAACTAAAAGAAAAAAAGGTGGTACTATGAAAGATGTACCTTCTAACAATAAAGGACTTGGTAAGTTACCTACACCAGTAAGAAATAGTATGGGCTTTAAAGCGTCTGGTGGTAAAGTTATTAAAAAGAAATATGGTGGTCAAATAGGATTACCTCGTGGAACAGGAGCTGCATTACGTGGGTATGGTAAAGGCTATAAGTAGTGCCTTTTAAATCTAAGAAACAAAAAACTTATCTAGCTATTAATGAGCCAGATGTTTATAAAAAATTTAAAAAGGAAGAAAAAATGATGTATGGAAACAAAATGACTAAAAGATCTATGGGTGGTAAAACTATTAAAAAAAACATGGGTGGTAAAGTTATTAAAAAAAACATGGGTGGTAAAATGTACAAAGTAGATAACTCAGGTCAAATGATGGTACAAAGAATGTATGGAGGTAAAGTTAAAAATGCGTATTAAATTAAAAGGATTACTCTCAAGATTTAAAGAACCCTCATCTTACTCTGCTATTGCAGCAGTATTAGCTATGTGTGGTATTATGATACCAAGTGATCTATGGCAAAGTATTATCATGATTGGTTGTGGTATATCAGGTGCTGCAGGATTTTTAATAAAAGAAAAAAAATAAAGACTAATGGCTGTACGTAAAAAAAGTAATATGAAAGGTATGACTATTGGTGGTGGGCAAAAGAGACCTACTAAAAAAGGTGCTGGACTTACTGCAGCAGGTGTAGCTAAATATAGAAGACAAAATCCTGGTAGTAAATTAAAGACTGCTGTAACAGGATCACCTAAACCAGGAAGTAAAGATGCTAAAAGAAGAAAAAGTTATTGTGCTAGATCTGCAGGACAAATGAAGAAGTTTCCTAAAGCAGCTAAGAACCCTAACTCAAGATTAAGACAAGCTAGAAAAAGATGGAAATGTTAATTGGCAAAACTATGTGCAAAAGGAAAAGCAGCAGCTAAAAGAAAGTTTGATGTATATCCATCAGCATATGCTAATATGTATGCATCATCAGTATGTAGTGGTAAAGTAAAACCAGGTGGTAAAAAGAAAACAGTAAAGAAAGCTAAAGGTGGTGGCTTACGTAAATGGGTAGATGAGAAATGGGTAGATATAGGAGCACCTAAGAAAGATGGTAAGTATCAACCTTGTGGTAGAAAATCTACTAAAAGTTCTAAACGTAAATATCCAAAGTGTGTACCAATAGCTAAAGCAAATAAGATGTCTAGTTCTCAAAAAACATCTGCAGTAAAAAGAAAAAGATCTAAAGCTCAAGGTGTAGGAGGTAGACCAACAAACGTAAAAACATTTGCTGCTAAGAGTGGTGGTTCACTTCTTGTAGCATCTTGTTATAATTAAAGGTTAAAGATATGGCAATGAATGTAAAACATTATCTTAAAAATGGTACTCTTTATAAAAGTAAGTCTATGCATAAACATCCTAATGGAACTCTTATGACAGGTAAAACAATGTCAAAAAAAGCTAGTATATTATTTCATTATGGAAAACTATCAAACAAAGCTAAACAAAAAGCTAAGACTTATTGGAGTAAATAATGGCAACATCAGGTACATATAATTTTAATTTAGATATAGACGAAGTAATTCAAGAAGCTACTGAGATGATTGGTGGAGAAGAAACACTAGGTCATACACCTGCTTCTGCTAGACGTTCTATTAACTTAATGTTAAATGAGTGGCAGAATAAAGGAGTATTACTATGGTCTATATTAACTACTGCTGTAACTGCAACTTCAGTTGAGACTTCTTTATCTGACGAAATTTTAGATACATTAGCTGTAACATATGCAGTTAATTCATCAGCAACTGATATAGCTTTAGAAAGAATACCTAGAGAAGAATATCATAACTTACCTAATAAAACAACTACAGGTAGACCTACACAATATACAATTACTAGAGGAGTAAATAATATAGCTTTGTTTTTATATCCTACTCCAGATATTAATACTGGTATTTTAAATATAGAATGCTTTAAACAATTACAAGATGTTAATAGATCTGCAGGACAAAATGCACAAGTACCTAAAAGATTTTTACCAGCTTTAACTTGTGGCTTATCTTATCATTTAGCTATGAAAAGACCAGGTGTTCCTATGGATAGAATACAAATGTTAAAAGCAAACTATGACGAGAAGTTAGCCTTTGCTATGGAAGAAGATAGAGAAAGAGCAAGTATGTTTATTAGACCTAGGTTAGGTTATATTTAATGGCAACTAATCGTAATGCAATGGCTATGTGTGATCAATGCAGTTTTGTATATCCACACAGAGAAATGCAACTAAGTAGTTATGATACAGTAGTTTGTCAAGAATGTTTTGATGGTGCTTTTGATTTAAAGAATCATCCACAAAATAGAGCACCAGACGTAAGAGATAATCCAGCAATTCAGAATCCAAGACCTGATAATGGTGGTAGAAACTTTGAGTGGAATTTAGCTGATATTACTTGGAATGATGATTCAGAGCCAAACACAAGAGAATGGAATACAGTATGAGTGATTTAACAAATACTTTAATTAATAATACGTATAAAAAATTATTACAAGTAGATACAGATACTAATATTGGAGTAGGTACTTCTTTAACAAATGTACAATCAGGAGATGGAACTAGTACTGCAATTAAAATAGCTACAAGTGCTGTGCAAGTTACAGGTACTTTTGGTGTATCTGGTAATGCATCTGTTGTAGGTGATTTACAAATAACAAGTAAAGTATGTGCATCAGCATTCTTTGGAGATGGTTCAGGTTTAACTGGTGTTCCTACATCAGGAGATGTATCTGTATCTACTTTAAGAGTTACAAAT